CCCGGCGCTCTTCACGCTGACCCTGGGCAACTACCCGATCTACCTGCCTACCGGCATGAATCCGGGTGGCATTCAGGTCTCGCCCTACGGCACGCTGCTCGGCCGCCCGGTGATCGTCTCCCAGCACGCCAACACCTTCTCCTCTGCAGGCGATGTGCTCCTGGCGGACCTGTCGTACTACCAGACCATCACCAAGGCGGGTGGCATGCAAACCGCAACCTCCATGCACCTGTACTTCGATGCGGACCTCACGGCTTTCCGCACCACGTTCCGCATGGACGGTCAATCCAAGATCGCTGCGCCGATCACCCCCGCCAAGGGCAGCACGACCATGTCGCCCTTTGTCCAACTGGGCGCTCGCTGATCAGGCGCCTGACCATCAAGGAGAAATCACATGTTTCCCAATGCAAAAGGCAGCGAGCTGTTCTCGGTTCTGGCCACCATCGACCCGGCCAGCCAGGCCGTCGGTACCACCTCTACCGGCTGGATCTCGGCCGGTAACCACCACAACCTGCTGGCGCTCATCCAAAGCGGCGCGCTGGGCACCAACGCCACGCTGGATGCCAAGCTCCAGCAAGCCCAGGATGCCTCGGGCACCGGTGCCAAGGACCTGACGGGCAAGGCCATCACGCAGCTCACCCAGGCAGCCAGTGGCTCAGCCAAGCAGGCGTTGATCAACCTGCGCCCGGATGACCTGGATGTAACCAACGGCTATGCCTATGTTCGCCTGTCGGTGACCGTGGGCGTGGCTGCCAGTCTGACGGCGGCCCAGGTGCTTGGCGTCAATCCCCGGTTTGCGCCGGGCGACGCCAATAACCAGGCCGCTGTGGTCCAGGTGGTCTAAGGCATCGGGGAGAGCAATGCATGCCTATGCAGTTGATCACCCCACCTGCAGGTGAGCCGGTTTCGCTTGACGAAGCCAAGCTCCACCTGCGGGTGGACTTCGATGACGACGACAGCCTGATTCAGGTCCTGATCTCGGCTGCCCGGCAGGCGGCCGAGACACTGACCAATCGGCAACTCGTTATGGCGCGCTGGCGGATGGTGCTCGATAGCTTTCCTGGACCCAGCCTGATGGGTGTGCCCGCAGGGCAGACATTCACGCTCCCTGGACATGCTGTTCTGCTGTCCAAGTCGCCCGTAATTTCGGTGGTGGAAATCCGCTATCTGGACATGGCGGGTGTCTGGCAGGTCATGCCAGCAGCGAACTACACCGTTGACAGCGCTTGCGAGCCTGCCCGCATCACCCCCGTGTTCGGGCAGATCTGGCCGATTGCCTTGCCTCAGATCGGGGCCGTGAGCGTGATCTTTGATGCCGGATATGGCGACGCTTCGGCCGTGCCCGAGGGCATCAAGACCTGGATCAAGCTGCGCCTGGGCTCTCTGTATGTCCACCGCGAGGAGGTGGCATCGATGACGCGAGGGCGTATTGACCCCTTGCCCTTCATCGATGGCCTGCTCGATCCCTACAAGGTACCTTTGATATGAGGCCTCTATGAACCCGATCGGAGCCGGAACGCTGGGCCGCCGTATCAAGATCCAGCGCCCCAGTACCGTCAAAGACAGCCTGGGTGCACCCAGTCGGACATGGATCGATGTGGCCACCGTGTGGGCAGACATCCAGCCTTTGTCCGGACGAGAAGCTGTGATCGCCAGCCGCATCTCGGCTGAACTCACGCACCAGATCACGGTGCGTTACCAAGGCATTTTTGACAACCCTCAGCTTGTGGCCCAGTACAGGGTGCTCTACAGGTCGCGGATCTTCAACATCCACTCGGCCTTGAACGAGGACGAGAAACGCGTCCTGGTCATCCTGCTGGCCAGCGAGGGTCTGGACGATGGCTAAGCATGAACGCTTCAAGGTGGAGGGCTTGACTGAATTGGCCAAAGCCCTGCGCGAGTTGCCTGACCGGGTGGCCAAGAACGGCCTGCGCGTCTCGGTCTATGCCGGAGCCAAGGTCATCCGCGATGAAGCCCGCATGCGTGCGCCCAAAGCGGCCGAAGTTCTGGGACCCAACCAGCCGCCACCGGGCACGCTCAAGCGCTCGGTGATCATGAAACAGATCTCTGAACTCTCGAGCCTCACGCGCCAGACCTTCTTTGTGACGGTGCGCCACGGCAAGAAGTACCGCAAGCAGGGCAAGAAGGGCAACCTCTCGCAGGATGCCTGGTACTGGCGTTTCGTGGAGTTTGGCACCCGAAAAATGCGCGCGCGGCCATTTCTGAGGCCTGCCCTGGAAGCCAAGCGGCGTGAAGCGGTGCAGGCGATGAAGGACCGATTGAGTGAGCGTATCGAGCTGGAAGCCAAGAACCTTTACAGAGGTCAGCAGAGGAAGTAGCCATGCAGGATTTCTTTGACGCCATCAAGGATCTGGCCGGGGGTGAGGTCTACGCGCTTGTCGCTGCAGAAAACACCCAGTACCCGGCCATCGTCTACACGCCCATCGTGCAGGAGCACATCTTCGGCATCGATGGACCGCATGGCCTGCAGCGCGTGCGCGTGCAGGTCGACACCTATGCCAGAACGTACCAGGAGGCATTGCACCTGCAAGACCAGGTCCTGGCTGCGCTTTTGGCTGACAAGAGCACCGTCGCCGATGTGCGCATGGGGCTCAGTGAGTTTGAAGATCAGGCCCGGCTGTACCGGGTGAGCGTGGACTACACCTACCACCGGCCGGTGGGTTCACCGTGAAACAAGGAGCATCTGCATGAGCAGCACCGCAATCACCGCACAGGGAATTGCCATTGCACGGTTTGGGACCACCGCCTTTGAAACCATCCCCAACGTGGTCTCGTTTCAGGGACCTGGCGGTCAGGCCGCTGTCATCGACGTCACCAATCTGGCGTCCACTGCAAAGGAAAAGCGCGTGGGTCTGCGCGATGAGGGGCAGTTGTCCCTGACCCTGCACTACAACCCCGACGATCTGGTGCACCAGGGCCTGAGAACTGACCGGGCCAACCGGGTGCGCCGCCAGTTCAAGATCACTTTTACCGACACCAACCCTGCCACCTGGACCTTCTACGGCTATGTCACGCATTTCAGCGTGCAAGGCGGTGTGGACGCGGTCGTGCAGGCCTCCGTGACCATCGAGATCGATGGCGACATCACCGAAGCTTAAAGAGAGACGCACCCATGTTGACCCGTGAACAAATCCTGCAGAGCGACGATCTGCCTCGTGAAACTGTCCAAGTCCCGGAGTGGGGCGGTGAGGTGCAGGTGCGCACCATGACCGGTACTGACAGGGACGCCTTCGAAGCCAGCTTGATTGGCAAGGAGGGCCGCCTTGAGAACGTGCGTGCCCGCCTGGTCTCGCTCACCTTGTGCGACGAGACGGGGAGCCGTCTTTTCAGCGATGGTGACATCACGGCGCTCGGTGGCAAGAGTGCCAAGGCACTGGACCGTGTGTTTGCCGTGTCCCAGCGTCTGAACGGCATTGGCACTGATCAGGTGGACGCCGCAAAAAAAGCCTGATCGCCCATCCTTCGCGGCGCTTTGTTTTTCGGCTGGCGCTGGCTTTGGGCTTGCCGGTGCGCGAGATGCTCGCATCGATGGGATCGGACGAGCTGACCGAGTGGATGGCTTACTACCAGCTCGAGCCCTTCGGGGATTACCGGGCCGATTACAGGTCCGGCGTGGTGGCCTCCACCTTTGCCAATGCCCACCGGGCCAAGGATGCGGGGCCGTTTAGGCCAGAGGACTTCATGCCTTTCCTGGATAAGCCGCAACCCACCCAACCTCAAGACGAAACACAGCTCAATGTGGCCCGGTTCAAGGCCATGTTCGCGCACAAGGTCCACACAGGGCCCACATAAGGCAATCACAGCATGGCTGATATCGGCTCCCTCGTGGTCAAACTCGCAGCGGAAACGGCCGATTTCCGCGAAGACCTGGGCAAGAGTGCATTGCTGTTGGAGCGCCACGCCGAATCCATGCGCGGCTCTCTCGAAAAAGTGGCAGAGGTCGCCAAAACCACTTTTGCCATCGCCATCGGCGTGGAATCGGTGGGGGCGCTCAAGGAGTTGGTGGCCCATACGCTTGAAACAGTGGCCGCTCTGCAGGATCTGGCCGAACAGACTGGGGCAAGCGCCACAGCTCTGTCTGGCTTTGCACCGGTGGCCACCATTTCTGGCGTGGCGATGGAGCAGATTGGCGTAGGCCTGACCAAGCTCTCCAAAGGGCTAGCCGGGGTGGACGATGAGACCAAAGGGGCTTCTCAGGCCTTGCAGTTTCTCGGCATCAAGGCCAAGGATGCAGGGGGCAACCTGCGCGATCCGGCTGAGGTCATGAACGACATTGCCCTGAAACTGTCCAATTTCGAGGATGGGGCAGGCAAGACGGCCATTGCGCTTGAACTGTTCGGCAAGTCTGGGGCGGGGCTGCTGCCCTTCCTCAAGGACTTGGCGGCCAACCAGGACCTGAACATCCGGCTCACTGAAGCTGAGATTGAATCTGCCGAGAAAGCCTCGAAGGCGCTGGGCCGCATGCGGGCCGAGCACAACTTTGTCGCCCAGACCATCGTCACGGCGGCGCTGCCTGCACTCGAAGAATTGGTGGGCGAGCTCAAGGCCGTGATGCTGGGCACGCACAACACGGCTGAGGCCATGGTCAAGCTGCGAGACGATGGCACGCTCAAGACCTGGGCACAGGACACGGCGTATGGCATTGCCATCGTCATCGATGCGCTGCGCGGTGTGATCCAGATGGCCAAGGCCGTCATGGGCAGCTTTGAGGCGGTTTGGGCCGATATTGAGTTGCTTGGCACTTTCCTCGCTGGTGGCAAGGGACTGAACCCGTTTTCCGAGGAGAACCAGGCCACCCTCAAGACCGCATTGGAAAAGCGCAATGCGATCGTTGAGAAGGCTAATCAGACCTATGTTGACCTTTGGAAGATGCCTTTGCTCGCTGATGCGGTCAAGGAGCGTTTCGATGCGATCAACAAGGGGGAAGCCGAGGCTGCGTCCGAAGCCAAAAAGCCCAAGCTCAACTACAACTCGGCCACTGGTGCGCTTACCGCAGCGGCCATGGCCAAGATCGAAAGCGACATCAAGCAGCTGCAGGGTCTGACCGATGTGGAAACAGGCCTCCTGAAGGACCGGCAAAAGATCATCGATCTCTACGAGGGGCAGGGATACATCAGCTACAAGGAGGCCAGTGAGGCCCGGCTGAACGCCCAGCAAGAATTCACGGACCGCCTGGGCGAGTTGTATGCGCAGGAAGAGTCCATCTTGAAGCGTGGCCTGGCTACCGTGGCCAAGACAGCCCAGGATAAATTGAAGCTCCAGGACAAACTCTCGGAGATCACCCTTCGCCGAGAAAAGCTCGAGCGTGAAGCCCAGCAGTCCAACCTCGAGCGCGAGATCAAGCTGCCGGGTGAAACACTCAAAGACCTGCAGGAGCAGGTCGCCAGGAGCCAGGGGCAGCTGCGATCGACCGAAGAGCAAATCAAGGTCCTTCGTGAGACCGGATCGATCAGCGAGATCGATGCACTCAAGCGTCTGTCCGCTGCCAGGCGCTCCAGCGCCGATGAGTTGGCGGATTTCGCGGCCAAGGCCAGAGAGCTGGTGGAGGCCACGCCTGGCAATGACAAGTTGGCCGAATCGTTTCGGCGCATCGAGGAGGCGGCCCGTCAGGCAGCGGATGGGGCGACCTTGCTGGGACAACGGGCCCTTGAGTTGTCAGATCCCGGTGCTGGGTTCTCCAAGGCGCTGCGCACCCTGGGTGAAGAAACCGAGCAGGTGGGCAAGCAGATGGAGGCGGTGACCACCAAGGCCTTCAATG